AAAAATCTCCTTTTGAAGATGAACAAGATGGAAACGCTATTTTAGAGCCAATCGTTTTTGAAGACGGAATGCTTATAGTGGAAAAACAAAATCAATCTTTACAAAAGTTCTTACATTATCACCCAAGTAACGGAATGGTATTTGAGGAAATAAACAGCTCAAAAGATGCAGCTGAAGAGTTAGAATATGTAGAAGCAGAGTTAGAAGCTCAAATAGAAGCTAAAAAGATAACATCTGATATTCATAAGCTAACATCAGTTTGTAGAGTTTTAATGGGGAATGGAGTAGATAATATGACTGTTCCAGAATTAAAAAGAGACATTCTTTTATATGCAAAAGCAAGACCAGAAGATTTTATGGCTACAATAAATGATCCAATGTTAGAACTAATGGATACTATTCATCAGTTTATAATGGCTGGTTTTATTGCTTACAGAAACAACAATAAAGATGTTTACTATAACTTACCTAATAATAAAAAGAAAATGCTTACAGTTCCTTATGGAGAAGATCCAAACTATATTATTGGTTCTTTCTTGCAATCAGATGAAGGTGTTGAAGTTTATAAGCTTTTAAAGAATAAGTTAAAAAATAAAAAGTAATAACCACTAACTAAAGAAAAATTAGCTGCCTAAAAGGGTGGCTTTTTTTTTGCTATCTTTGTACTTTATTAACCCATTAAAAACTTTTTATAAAATGGCAAAATTTCTTAAAATTACAAACGCTCCAATTACAGGTCAACTAATTAGTGTTGACGGAGTTAAAGCTCTTGCTACCGCATCAGCTACAGCAGTAACTGTAACAATTGATTATGTTGACGGAACTACAACTACAGTAACAACAGCGGCTCAAGTTGGTCACGATGTTTATGATGCTATCATGGATGGAATGGAACAAGCTTTAGCTACATCTTGGCAAAAACCTTACTATGAGGTTTTATTACCAAAAGCTGTTACGAGTATTGTTAATGCTTAATAAGCAAATTAACTAACCAATACCTTAAGAGGCTACAAAAAAAAGTAGCCTCTTTTTTTTTGCTATCTTTGTGAAAAGAATTAATTATGCCTATAAATGAAGTACGAAATACTGTATTAGCCTTAGCCAATAAAAATAATTACGGATACATATCTCCAGCAGATTTTAATCTGTACGCTCAACAGGCTCAAATGGATATGTTTGAAGATTATTTTTATCAATACAACAATCAATTGCTTAAAGAAAATCTTAGACAATCAGGATCTGGTTATGCTGATATATCAAAAGGTTTAGTTGAAGTTATTGATACTTTTTATGTAAACACTCCTTTACTAAACTCTGCAACAACTCAGCTGGGGAATATACAGACTAATCTATATACATTGCCTTCTGATTATTACTTAATTAATAAAATGATGGTATATACTAAAGAGTTAGCGGCAGGAGTAACAACTTCGACCAATGGCGGCGCTACAGCGGTAAACGACACTACAGCAGACTTTATTGCAGCAGGAGTAGCTGTTGGAGATATAGTTTCTACTATTACAGGAGGAGTGGTTTATAACACCATTGTTTTACAAGTAGTTAATGCAACTAATATTTTAGTGTTTCCAATGACAGGCGTAACAGTATGGAATGCTATAGGGAAAACATATAACATATATTCTGCTAATAATATTATAGAAGCGGAAAGAGTTGCTCAGAGTAAAATAACTATGTTAAATAATTCTGTTTTAACAAGACCAAATATTGGTTATCCTGCATATACGCAAGACGCTTTAGTAGCTCAAGCTTATCCAAACACAATAAATAAAATAGGTCAGTTTACATCTCAATATGTAAGGTATCCTCTTCCTCCAAACTGGACTTACGCTTCATTGTTAGGAGGAGAACCTTTGTTTGATCCAACCGCAGCAGATTATCAGGATTTTGAATTACCACTTTCTGATGAACCTATGCTTGTTGCTAAAATATGTCAATATGTAGGGCTTGAAATACGAGAGGCTGATGTATTAGCTTTTGGTCAAAATTTAGAAATAACTGAAAACCAACAACAATCATAATTATGGCATATATAAACGATTACGCATATTATCAAAATTCAGGAAATAATCCTACCGATGCTAACTGGGGTTCTTATCAGTTTGTTTCTTTGTCAGATATAGTTAACAACTTTATGTTAATGTATCAAGGAAATCATGAGCTTATAAATAATATAGAAAGATACCAAGTTTTATTTCACGCAAAAAGAGGAATACAAGAGTTAAATTATGACGCAATGAAGGAAATAAAAATTCTTCAATTAGACGTTACTAATCAATTACGATTTGTACTACCTCCTGACTATGTAAACTGGGTTAGAATTTCTCAAATGGTAAATGGTATTTTACATCCCTTATCAGAAAACATTCAAACTAATTGGTCTTCAGCATATCTTCAAGACAATGATTCTAATATTTTATTTGATCAAGATGGGAATGCTTTAAGTCCTCAAGAGTCTGAGGTTAACTTAAATCAGATGTCAACAACAGCTCCAAGTATTTATTTAAATTCAGGTAGTCCGTATAACGGATCTGAAGGGTGGAATATAAATGGAGTATGGTGTTTTAATTATTCTATTGGATCTCGTTTTGGTTTAAATACTGAAACAGCTAATTCTAATCCAACATTTACTATTGATAAGCAATCAGGAGTTATAAACTTCAGTAATATGATAGCCTCTTCTTCAGTTGTTTTAGAATATGTATCTGACGGAATGGAAAATGGTGTTGATACTGACGTTCACGTAAATAAACTATTTGAACAATACATATATGCATATATTAGATACTCTATATTAAACGGAAGAGTTGGAGTAACAGAGTATGTCGTTAATAGAGCGAGAAAAGATAAATCTTCTTTATTAAGAAATGCAAAAATAAGATTAAGCAATATACATCCTGGTAGACTATTAATGAATTTACGAGGCCAGAATAAATGGATAAAATAATATGGGGAAGTCTGAGATAGTTACAACTAATTTTATTGCAGGTAGAATGAATAAATCCATAGATGAACGATTGCTTCCTCCTGGGGAGTATATTGACGCTATGAATGTTCGATTAGGATCTACAGAAACAACTGAAATAGGTGCTGTTGAAAACTCAAGAGGTAATGAACAGCTTACTTCAATTAGTTTTGAGGGAACTTCTTTATCCTCAACTGCGATATGCATAGGGGCTTATGAAGATGGTATGAGGGAAAATATTTATTGGTTTATCCACGATGAAAATTTTTCTTCTAAAGTTGGTGGCCTTGATTTAATAGTTTCTTTTAACACTCAAAATCAAGTTGTTAGATACCACGTAGTTTCTACTTCAGTATTAAATTTTGATCCTGAGTATTTAATAACCGCAGTTGATTTAGTAGATGGAGAGTTGTTGTTTTTTACAGATGACAAAAATCCTCCACGAATGATAAATATATTAAGGAACTATCCTTTTCCAGTGGGAAACACAGATCAAATTGTTGAAGAAGACATATCTGTAATAGTTAAACCTCCTGGATTTGAAGATGTTGTTGGATCAAATGTCAGTTTACCTGCTCCATTAGTTCAGCTTGTAAACCTACCTGGTAATGAAAATTATTTAAAAGAACGATTTGTTTGTTTTGCTTATAGATACAGGTATCAAGACAACCAATATAGCGCTACTTCTTTATTTACAAAACCAGCTTTTGCAGCAAGCACATTTACTTTTGACACAAGAAATTATTTAAATGGCGGAATGGTTAATAGGTATAACGGAGCAGTTATAACTTTTAATACTGGTAGTGAGCGTGTTTTAGAAATTGACTTGCTTTATAAAGAAACAACGTCAAACTCAATTTTTGTAATAGAGAGATTTAAAAAACAAGATTATGGGTGGGCAGATAATACATCTAAAACCTATTCTTTTACAAATAGTAAAATATACACAACAATAGGTGGGGATGAATTATTAAGACAATACGACAATGTTCCAAGATTAGCAAAAGCTCAAACAATCATGAGTAATAGATTGTTTTACGGAAACTTTGTAGATGGATATAACTTTAGAAGAAATAATGCTGAAGGTTCAAATATTGCTTTAAATTATTCAACTACCTACGTTTCTAAAAATGTAGATTTTATAACTTTAGAGATTCCAGAGCCTGGAAATGGAAGTGCTTATACTATTTCTGGAACAACTGAAAATATAGATAACAGTAAAATTACTGTAAACTTAGCTGAAATTTCAAACAAACTAAAAGCAGGTGCTGTAATAGGTATGTCTTTTAGGTTTGAACACGCTAAATTAACAGGAACAACCACTACTGATTGTTACATTTCTAATAATGAGTTTAAAAACTCAAGTTTTCCGCTAACAATATCTATTACATTAAGTGAAGATTATTCTTCTGTTTACGATTTTTTAAGTTCAGCTCAGTTTCAAGACGCGATAGGTACAGGTATATTGTCAGATGGTAGATTTAAAACTTTACCATTAGCAGACACAGGAAATTCTTTAACAGATTTATTTAATAATACGTTATCTTCTCCAGCAATAGACTGTACATTTACTAAGTTTAATAGTAGTATAACAGACGCAACTGCACAGCAAGGGTTTGCATTAACAGCTGTTTCTCCAGGATCTGATACATTTGAGTTGCAGGTACTTGCAATGAATTATCAATCCATAGATTCTACAGATCCAAATGCTCCGATAACAACAAATATGTTTGAGTTTTTTAGATTTATTTCTGGAAACATTACGTTTAGCTCAGATAATGATACTACAAGCTTACATAGTAACAGAGATTATGAAACAGGAATTGTTTATATGGACGAGTATGCTCGTGCCTCTACAGTATTGGTTTCTGAATATAACACAGTTTATATTGAGCCAGCAAATTCAGTTAGTGTAAATAGCATTTTAGTTCAAATAAATAGCATTGCTCCTTATTGGGCTAAAAAATATAAATTTGTTGTTAAGCCAAGTTTAGGTACTTATGAAACTATATTTACTAATTTCTATTATGTAAGACCAAGTGATAATATGATCTTTTTTAAATTAGAAGGTGATAACGCTAATAAGGTTGAAAAGGGGCAAACGCTAATAGTAAAAGGAGATGTAGATGGGGCTTTGCCAAGGGTAGAGAAAGTTACTGTTTTAGATGTAACAGCAGAATCTACAGATTTTCTACAAGAAGCTGGGGAGATTGGTTTTGAGGAAATAAGTCAATTACCAGGACTATATATGAATGTTAAGAATCAAAATTTTAATGTTACAATTCCTGACGATTCAGTTATAGATTACGGAGAACAAGTTGCTTCTACATCCGCTGATGGTTGTTCATCGAGAAGGCAAGTAGGGTATCCTTGTTTTACTACAGAGTATGATTCCGCAGGAGCTGTAGTTTCTACAACAAACTATACTGTTCCAGGTGGTTCTGTTATAAAGTTAAAATTTAAAGCTCAAAGATCTTCAACTGGTTTTCCAGGTGGAGCGCCAGAATATACTTGGGAATGGGAACAACAATTTGTTGCAAGTAGAGATTACCCAGACTTAAAAAGATGGTATGATGGAGATAATGTAAATGTGCTGTTGGCTTCGCCAGGGAATGTAAATGGTTTTGGTGCTGATGATGTTATTGCTACTTATGATGCTGGCTATGTAAACGTTTCAGTACCTGACAGTGGGTTTCCTCCGTTTGTTCAAGGAAACATTTATGGCTTTGCTGGTAATCTTCCATGTGAAAGATTTAGAATAAGACTTGGTTTTTGTCAAGACGTTCCTGGTGATGATACTTCTCCATTGTATTTTGGTATAAATAGTGGTGTTCCTGGGGCAAACAGGGCTTTTGCTTCTGACAGAAAATCAAGTATAGCTGCTGACATCGTTGTATTTAGAGCTAATACATTGATGATTTTTGAATCAGAGCCTTTAGACGCAAATCCAGACTTATATTATGATGCAAGTGAAATGTATGATATTGACTCCAACTATAATCATTTATCAGGAACAGGAGATTTAGATCAAAACCAAACTTCTTCACAAGATGCAGTTGTTGAGTTAAATTTTTCTGATGTTTACACATTTGGAAATGGTGTTGAAAGCTATAAAATTAAAGATAGATTAGCTGCTAAAAGTTTTCAGTTAGGAGAAAGAACATTGGCTGTTTCTAATCAAGACTATAAAGAAGCTGATAGGTTTGAAGGAATGACTTACAGCGGTGTTTATAGTAGTAATTCTGGAACAAACAACTTAAATGAATTTAATTTAGGTTTAGTAAACTTTAAAGATTTAGAAACTTCTTATGGGCCTATTCAAAAAATGCACGCTCGTAAAACAGATATATTAGTTTTGCAAGAGGATAAAATTTCATATGTTTTAGCAAGTAAAAACCAATTAACCGACTCAACTGGTGGCGGTGTGGTTACTTCAGTTCCTCAAATATTAGGAACTCAAATTGCTCGTATTGAAGAGTATGGAATTAGTTTTAATCCTGAAAGTTTTATAACTCATGGGTTTGATACTTATTTTACAGATTCAAAAAGAGGGGCTGTTTTAATGCTATCAGGAGGCGCTTCGGAAGGAGGCGGTGGAGAAAGCTTAACTGTAATCTCCGAGTCTGGTATGAGATCTTTTTTTAGAGATGAGTTTTATGAAAATCTAAATAATCAAAAATTAGGAGCGTTTGATCCTTATATGGATGAATACGTGTTAGCGATGAATGATAAGCCAGTTCCTATACCTCCGCAGGTAATACCATGTGGTACGTCTGTTACTAAAAACGGATTACAAGTTGGTACAGCTTTCTCTTCTACAGTAAATTTTGGAAATGTAATTGGAGATGTACCAATTGGATATAGTGTAACTTCAGGAAGTATTACAATTTCTGTATTATGGAATGGAACTACAGTTACAAGTGGTACTTTAACTGGTTCAGGATCTTACACCTGGAATAAGTCTTTAAACACTCCAAGTAATGCAGTTGTAACTGTAAACTCTGTTGGTTCTTCTTCAAGTTTTACAATAGACTACAACTGTCCTGAGCAAGTAAACATAACTGTTGTAAAAGTTGTTATGAACTCGGCTGTGGATGCTGACAAATATATTCATGCAGAATATTTTTGGGAAAACACAACAACTGTAAGTCCAATTGATAGTGACTTGTGTCAGTTTGGTAATTCTCATTTAATTGCGTCTACCTATGATGCTCAAGTTGGAATAAGATCTTTAGGTGTTTTTCCAAATGATGGAGTAGATTTAACCATAAGATCTAATAAAATTAATTTTGATGATTATGACTGGGGTTATCCTGATGATAATTTTAAATACTTATCAAGCAATACCTTATATCAAAACAACCAATCAGATATAGCAGCCTTATTAGCTGCATCTGCAACCATACCAAATGGAAGTGTTGTTAATCCGTCAGAGGGCTTGTATGAGTCTACATTAAGCTCTTTGTCTATACCTGTTAATAATCAATATTTATATTTGATATACGACTACAGAAAAACATCGTGTCAGCAATTTTGTTATGATGCTTCTTCTGCTGATTTAGCTTGTTGTGATTGTTCATTTAATTGTGTTTCTTTTTCAGCAAGTACAAATCAGTCATTGCAAGACGTATGTAATCAACCATTGTCTCAAACATACTATCATACTGGATCAGGAACATTCCCTGCTTTAAATGATTTTGTTTATTCATCTTCTGTTTGTAACAGTAGTCAAGCAGTGCCTTTAACAGCAGGATATTATAAGTCAGAACCAACTAAATATATTAGAGTACAATCAAATGGGTTAGTAATAGAATTAGTAACTTGCCCTTAAATAAATAAAACTATGGCAACATTAGGAACATACTGTTTCGATGGCGTAAATTTTTCGTCAGCAACATCTTTATATACAGATTCTTCATTAAGCACTTTAGCTGCTGATGGTTATTATGGCCAAGGCTTAATAGTTAGACAACAGTTAAACGGAATATTACTTAATGCTCAACCATGTAGTGCGTGTTTAGTTCCCTGTGGTTCAGGACTTTCTGCTTCTATTAGTGATCAAAACGGAGTATTTGATGCTAATATTGATTTAGCAAATGATACAGGAGCTGTGGTAATACGCTGTTTTATGGGAAGCACTGTGCCTGATGGTATAGCGGCTACATGGAATAGTGTTGTGTACAATAGACTAACCGCAGCAGATAATCATAATGGAGTTACATTAATTGACGGAGCTGGAGTACAGGTGGATTATGCTGGCATATTTAATCAAGGAACAGGTTTACCTACTTATGTGGGTAATCAAAACGCTGGATTACTAACAAACTCACCATATAATAGTGCTGGATCTTGCCCAACCCAAGGCACGTCTCCATCAAATTTTTCTTTAGTGTCTGGAGCATACGTAGACCAGGGGACTACTCAAAATGTTACAGTTGCTTCTAATGCTATAGGTTATGCTTCAGATCCTGATTCTCCTGTATTTACTATGGTTGTTCCAAAAACATCTGTAACCCCAACAGTTTTAAATTTACAAATATTTGCACCTCTTTGTGGTACTGCATTTAACTGGGAAGTAGATTGCCCTGTAGATTTACCATCTTTTACAGGCTCACCCCTTCAAGGAGGAGTCGGTTGTTTTACTCCAAATACAACTTATTATTTTGTAAGGAATGCAACTGGAACAAGTGTGCCTTATACTGTGAGAACTAATGCGTTGCCAGAGATAGGTAACTTTGTTTTTACAGTAGCTGATGGTTCAGTATACTTAAATGACACCTCTACACTTCAATACGTTATAATAGGAGATCCTGGGCCATCTGGAACAACTGCTTTAGGAATTAGAAATGGAGTTGTTGTATCTTCAGGGCCTTGTAATCCAACTTAAAAAATAAAACCATATGGCAAATAAAACATTAACATATAATAAAGATTCTTCTTCACTACCAAGGTTTGGGGGGCAAGGAGGGTGGCCTTCTTTTTATTCTTTTTTTCCTGATTTTATGATAGGAATGAATAGTTTTTTTTACAGCTTTAAAGGAGGTAATTTATGGAGACATAATACTAATCCTTTACGAAACACTTATTACGGATCATTTACACCATCTTCTATAAAAAGCGTTTTTAATCCTGAGCCGACTTTATCTATTAAGTTATTTAAAACTTTATCTTATGAGTCAACAACAACAGTAGCGGACACAAATGAAGCTCGATGGGCTTGTACATCTCTTCAAACAGACCTAACAGATGGTATACCAGGATCAATGCTTGATACTTATTTTGTGCAAAAAGAAGGTGAATGGTTTAGTTTTTTAAGAACTAATTCAGGCACTGTTAATTGGCAAATGAGATCAGCAAATGGTGTAGGTGTGTGTACAGCAGTTAGTGGAGTGGCAGGTATTATGTTGATTGAGTTCGCAGGAGCTATTGGATCTATATTAAATATTGGAGATAACGTATATGCCGCAACTTTAACAGCTGGTGTAGCTACTACAGCTCCAATTTTTTTAGGTGAAGTTCAAAGTAAAACAAGTACAAGCATTACTGTAGACACAACATTGCCAGGTGGTTCTATACCAACAGTTGGTCAATTTATTATGTTTATTAAAAATGCCACAGCTGAGTCTCATGGAGCAAGAGGTTATTACTTAGAGTTTGAGTTAAAAAACGACTCAACATCACCAGTTGAACTCTTTTCAGTAGGGAGTAGCGTGATGAAAAGTTTTCCATAAAATTTACTATCTTTGTTGTAAATGAAATTAAATATACGACCATTAGAAGTAAGCGACTATGACAATATACTTGTAGGTTGGTGGGCGGACTGGAGATGGACAGCTCCATCAAGAGACTTTCTTCCTGAAAATGGTACAGGAGGTTATATAGTATACGACCAGGATACGCCTATATGTGCAGGATTTATGTACACAACTAACTCTACAGCAGTGTGGTGTGATTGGATAATATCTAATTTGCATTACAAAGATAGGAATAAAAGAAAAGAGGCCTTAGCTTTATTAGTTGGAACTATTACCAAGCAAGCTGAAGATCTGAATAAAAAATATGTATATGCTTTAATTAAAAATAAACCTTTAATTAACGTATATAAAAAAATAGGATATGAAGAAGCTTCTACGTATTCTATTGAAATGATTAAAAAAATATAATATGGCAGTAACAACAGCAGCAGTAGTAGGGGTAGCGGCTTCGGCAGGAGGAGCGATAAACTCCTTTAGTCAATCTGCAAAACAAGGAAGGATGGCTGAAAAGGCCGCGGCAGCTTCAAAAAAAGCTATGGCTGAGGCTAAAAAGAAAGCAGAAAAGAATTTTTACGCTGGGTTAAATGTTTCTACCGAAGCTTACGACAGGGCTTTTGAAAATAATTTACAAGCACAAACTCAAAACATACAAGCTCTTCAAGAGGGAGATCCTCGTAATTTAGCGGCTGGTGTTGGGTTAGTTCAGCAATCTGCTGATGCTACTACCGAAGCTACTCGTTTGGCTTTACAAAAAGATTTAGAGGCAAATGCAAAAATGAAAGCAGATGCTAAAGACGCCATTAATCAAGACTTAAAGCGTATGGATTTAGGTTATGCAAAAGATCAAGAGAAGGTTGCTCAAGAATCAGCAGCAGCTTCCGCGGCAGCTATGTCTCAAGGGATAAGTGGAGTGGTAAGTACAGTTGGTCAAGCAGCTCAATTAGCTCCTTTATTTGGATCTAAAAACATTACTGCTGCCGAGCAAACATACTTAGATAATTTAGCCGCAGCAAAAGCAGTTGGTAAATAAAATATAAATAATGGCAAACGAATTTAGCAGACAAGAGTCGGTATCAGATTATGAAGTTTATCAAGGCCGTGAAGGATCTCAGTTAAACTTCGCTGAAGAAGCAGCAAAAATCACAACTGGTGTAAATGCTATAGCTACTGCAAGGGAGGGGAAGAAAGCAAAGATACAGGCAGATACAGACGATGTGATTGCTCAGTTAGAAAAAGCTGATTCTTTTCAAAACCAGACTTTAGGCCAAACAGTTTTGTTGGCCGCAAAAGGATTAAAAGAAACCCTTTTAATGCAGTCTCAGTTAATGAAGAAGGGTAAAATAAAACCTTCTGATTTTATGGCTACTCTTCAAACAGCTAAAGACGATATGGCTAACTGGGGTATTGCTGCTAAAGATTGGAATACAAAATTTATTGAGTCTGAAGAAAGACAGAAGTTAGGCCCTAATGGTAAAGTCATAGCTTCTGGAATGGAGACAGCTATTAAAGAATCTACTTTAGCTTTCAACAACTTAGACAATGTAGTTCCATTTACTTCAGCAACAGGTAATTCATATTTGGTTCGTTTAAATGAAGACGGAAGTATGCCTGAATGGGAAACACAAAGAGATGCATATCAAAGTTTTAATAATCTTAATAATTTATTATTATATCAAGATGATGGAGCAAAGTACGATGTAAGTACTATTGTTGCAAATGAAGTTAAAAATGTTGGTGCTTTTATTACATCTACTATTACTGGATACACAGTAACTGATGGCGGTAATGTTGTTGTTACTCGTGAAGGAGCGAGAGAAATGGAAGATGCTTTGAAGGGAAAAGATGGTCAAACAAGATTTAATACCCTTGTTGAAACCATATCAGAAACTGTTATGGGAGATGAATTGTCTATTGCTAATATTTTAGTGGGTAGATCAGCAGGATCAGATAGATATATTATTGCTCAAACAGAGCAAGAGTTTGTAAATAAA